GGGCTCTACAAGGGCGCTCAAGGTCGTCTCAGAGGCGAACAGGGAGGAACAGGGAATCTCTCCTACACCAGAGCGTCTAATGGGCTCAGGAACGCCCAGAATCCACTCTAGGCTCAACGATTTACCGTCTAAAGGCTTAGAAATCATTGACTTCGCCAGCCAGATAGGCATTGATCTCATGCCGTGGCAGAAGTTCGTATTCGAGCACGCGCTGAAAGTAAAGCCGGACGGACGCTGGCACGCGCCTCTGGTCGTGGTTGTTGCAGCTCGACAGAATGGCAAGTCCACAATCATGGAGATGTCTATTCTTGCCCGTCTCTTTCTGTGGCAAGAATCTTTGCAATTAGGCTCAGCTCACGTACTGACTACATCGCTGGAGACTTTCCGGCACGTGGTGAGCATCATTGAGAGCAACGAATCTCTGGCTAAGCAAGTCAAGAAAATCCGATGGGCTCATGGATCCGAGGAGATTGAGCTGATGTCCGGCGCTCGCTACGTGGTCAAGGCAGCTAATGCCGCAGCTCGTGGATTTGCTAAGCCGGAGACGGTGTATATGGACGAGACGCGTCAGCTCAAAGACACCGAAGCCTGGTCAGCGATGCGCTATACGATGATGGCCGCTAAGAATCCGCAGCTCTGGACATTTTCAAACGCTGGAGATCAACATTCCTTGATTCTTAATCAGCTGCGCGAGCGCGGTATGGCTTCGGCTGCTGGTGGCAACGACGACATTGCCTATTTCGAATGGTCAGCATTCTCAGACAAGATTGAAGATGAAAAGAATTGGGTCGCAAGCAATCCGGCACTGGGTCACACAATCCACGAAGATAATATCCGCGCCGTTCTCAATGATCCGCCAGATGTCGTCCAGACGGAAGTGTTGTGCCGTTGGGTCAATACGATTTCCGGAGCTATTCCTGTGAAGGAATGGGAAGAGTGTGGATCTGATGAGATTGAGCTAGATGTCGAAAAGATGACGTGGTTCGGCCTTGATCTATCGCCAGATCGTAGAGATGGAGCTTTAGTAGCTGCTCAAAAGAATCCGGACGACACTTTCAATCTAAAGCTTCTGCATACCTGGCACAATCCAATCTCGTTAGACGATAAAGCTATCGCCAACGACATCGCGCCCTATGCACGCAAGTATCCGCTTGAATATGTGGCTTTCAGCAAGAGAACAAGCTCTGCCGTAGCTGCAAGACTTGCACCAGCCGGAATTCCTGTCATTGACATCGATGGCGCACTTTATGGCCAAAGCTGCGATGAATTGCTAGGAGCGATTACCTCAAAGAGATTGATTCACGGGAAACAGGCAGAATTGTCCAAGCAGATATTATCGGCCGTGAGATTACCAATGGGCGATGGCGGTTGGATCATAGGTCGGCGCGCCTCTTCGGTTGCAGTGTGCGCGGCGGTGGCTTCTGCACTTGCGACACACTTTGCGACACGCCCAGAGATGGAGATGGACATCATGGTCGGTTAGATGTATAGCTAGCCTTTAGACTTATCCACATGGGTCTATTTTCGCGCACAGTAACGACCGCAGCTCCGGCTGCCACTTCTGACATTGAAGCATCTTTAGCTCCAGTAAATGTCACTAGCTCGCTTTACAATATCTACGGCGTCGCCGGAATCACTGCTTCTCGCGTTGAATTTATGTCAGTGCCAACATGCGCCAGAGCACGAAACATAATTTCGTCAAGCGTTGCATCGATTCCGCTCAAGGTTCGCACTCGCGCAGATGGCGCTCGCGTTGAATCTCCTCCAAAGGTAATTAATCAGCCAGATCCACGCGTTCCAGGATTTGCAACCTATGCCTGGCTTGCGGAAGATTTATTGTTATACGGATATGGCTACATGCGCATTCTTGAAATTTATGCAGACACATATCGCATTCGCAGCGCAGAGCGCATTGATCCTACTCGCGTCACAATTAAAACTAATGACATGGGAACAGAGATTGAGTATTACTGCGTCGATTCAATTCCAGTTCCATACGAAGGCGTTGGAAGTCTTGCAGTCTTTTACGGCGTAGATGAGGGCATTCTCAATCGTGCCGGTCGCACAATTAAAGCTGGTGCAGAATTAGAACGCGCTGCAACTATGTACGCGCGCGAGCCAGTTCCAACGATGGTCTTGAAATCTAATGGCACTGCACTTCCAGCAGATCGCATCGCAAAGCTTTTAGAATCTTGGGGGCAGTCACGTCGCAATCGCTCAACTGCATTCTTGAATGCTGACGTTGAATTGCAGACTTTAGGATTCGACCCTGAAAAATTACAACTAAATCAAGCCCGTTCGTACGTTTCGACCGAATTGGCCAGGGTCACAGGAATTCCGGCCTACTACGTTGATGCAGAATCTGGATCTAGTATGACTTACTCAAACGCGACTTTGGCGCGTCAATCTTTGCTGGACTTCTCTTTGCGTCCGATTATGTGTGCAATTGAAGAGCGTCTTTCAATGACTGGAATGGCTAATGATTTCGTTCCAGCATCACAAGAAGTTAAATTCGATTTAGACGATTACTTGCGTGGATCAGCAAAAGAGCGCGCAGATGTGTACAAGATTCTCTACGACATCGGAGCTTTAACGTCCGATGAAATCCGACTAGAAGAGGAAATGATCCGATGAAAGAAATAAAGCCAACTCCGATGAATCTTGACTTTTCAATGAAGGTCACGGCGACAGATTTTCCAAGACGCGAAATCTCTGGACGCATCGTCACATGGAATGAAGAAGGCTCCACATCAGCCGGATCAACTATGTTCAAGCCTGGCTCAATTACTTTTAGCGATACTACAAAATTATTACTTGAACATCGCCGTGAATCTCCAATCGGATTCTTAAAAGATTACGAGGAAGATGAAGAAGGCATTTATGCCACATTTTCTGTTGCCAAGACAACTTCCGGATCTGATGCTTTGGAAGAAGCATTTTCTGGATTACGCGACGGCTTTAGTGTCGGCGTTCTGGCTGAAAAGTATAAGAACGTCGATGGCGTTCTAGTTATTAGCGCAAGTGCGCTCAAAGAAGTCTCATTAGTCACCGAGCCCGCCATAAGAAGCGCAAAGGTTGCAGTCGCAGCTAGTGAGCCAGAAGATTCTGAATCCGTCGTGGAAACAGAAGAACAAACTACCGAAGGAGAAAACGAAGTGGAAACAACTCCAACCGTCACAGAAGCACCAGCCGAAACGGTTGAGGCTTCCAAAGTCGTACAGGCCGAGGCATCTCGTCCGCTCTATTTCACATCACCACGATCACCAATTACAACTGGTGGCGCATACCTTGAGCACACAATCAAGGCAGGACTTGGCAACGAAGATTCTCGCCAGTACGTAAAGGCAGCAGATGATTCATTCACAACAAATCCAGCGTTCTCACCAGTGTCATACGTTCGAGATGTAGCAACAAACACAAACGCAGATCGTCCAGTCATTGATGCTTGCGGTGGAACACGTCCGCTTAATAGCTACGGAATGACAGTTTCAATTCCTAAAATCACTGCAAACTCAACTGCTGCAACAGTGGCAGAAGGCGGAGATCCAACAGGAACAACTGCAATCACTTCAGCTTATGTCAATGCGACAGTAATCAAGAAAGCTGGTTTCCAGCGTTACTCAGTAGAATTGCTAGATCGCTCAGATCCATCATTCTATGAAATTATGCTTCAAAATCTTCGCGATGCGTATGCTCAGGCAACTGATGCGTATGTAATTGCTCAAATTACTGCTGGCGGTACACAAGCAACTGCAACTGCTGCTGACTCAGCCGGCATTATTTCATTCGTATCAACAGAAGCACCAGCCGTTTACAATGCAACAAAGCGCACTGCAAAGTCATTCGTTTCAGGTACTTCCATCTGGGGTCTCCTTATGGGAGCAACAGATACAACAGGTCGTCCAATTTACAACGCTGGAAATCCTATGAACAATGCTGGATCTGCGGTTCCAACATCTATTCGCGGAAATGTACTCGGACTCGATTACTACACAGACGCCAACATGGTGAGCACAAGCATCGATGAATCAGCGTTCATTATTGAGCCACGTTCAATCGAAATCTTTGAATCTCCAGCTCTAACATTGGCCACAAACGTACCAACAACCGGAGAAATCGAAATCATGCTTTACGGTTATATCGCAGCGCAAGCAACCTTCGCAGGTGGCCTACGTCGCTTTAACCTAACCTAAGCAAACTAATCATGGGCTAGGTGCGCTCCCGTATCTAGCCCAGCAGCTCACGAAAGGGAACAGAGATGCCAGCAATCATTACAGTCGCCAGTCTTAGACAGGTTCTTGGCGTCTCTGTTTCTCTTTATTCTGATGCTTATCTTGAAGGAATTATCGATTCAGCCGAGCAGGTAATTCTGCCGCTATTGACTGCCAATCAAAATTCAGTCGCCGCCGTTTATCTTCAAAACAATGTCGCCTATTACATCACTCAGAAGCCAAACACATTCGTCGCTGGCCAAAGTGTTGTGGTTACAGGTTGCGTTCCAGCTACATTCAACGGAACACTGACAGTCACTTCAAATTATTATGATCCATTTCCTTACTTACCTTTCGCATATCCGGCTCCATATTTCTACTTCACCGCAGCTATAACGAACAGTGACATTACATTCCGTCCAGTCATTCCTGGCGGCGTAGTTTATTTATCTGGGGCAGACGCGGCCACGCTCTACGCGAATACCGACGCAGTCGAACAGGCGGTCACTATCGTCAGCGTTGAGATTTTCCAGAGCGTGGTCGCTCCAGGTGGTCAGATTGAAGGCGTAGATTTTCAGCCATCGCCGTATCGAATGGGCAGATCATTACAGAATCGCGTCATAGGTTTACTAGGTAATTACATCGACGTCTCAACGATGGCTATGTGATGCCTACACCTACATCAATCGCGACCAATGTCAGAGGCACTCTTGCGACTGCTCTTTCTGGCGTCGTGGCTTCAGTTTATTCATCGCCTCCAGAGGCAGTCATTCCTCCAGCTTGCGTAATCGTTCCCGATTCGCCCTATTTAGAAACGACAACAATCGGCAAATCGCAGGTGCGCGTGAAAATTAACTTTGTGGTCACTGCGGCCGTTGCCTATAACAACACGGCCGGAGCACTGGACAATATCGAGCAGCTCATCATCAGCATCATCGCAGCGATGCCAACAGGTTACACAGTCGGAGACGTTCAACGTCCGACAATCCAATCGGTGGGCGCATCGAATCTACTAGTGGCGGATCTCGCGGTCAGCACTTACTACACACAACAGACAATCTAAGGAGACAAAGAAATGCCAACAACAATAGTCACCGGTCGCGACATAGTTTTCACTCTTGCCACCGTGAATTACGACGCGCAGACAACTGCCGTCACTTTAGTCAATGCTCCAGTCATCACTACTTATCAGACACTTGATGGAAAAGCCTATAAGCACATTGATGATCAGTGGACACTCAACATGGAACTTCTTGCAGACTGGGGCGTTGCATCATCACTCTTTGAAGCTATGTGGACTGCGTTCACTTCTGCTCCTAACACTGCACTTGCATTCAGCTTGACAACTGCAACAGGCGCAGTCTTTACGGGCAACGTGTTCCCAGTAGCACCAACTGCCGGCGGAGCTGCACCAGATGCACAAACTGATTCTTGGTCAATGCTTTGCTCAACAACACCAACAGGCACATTTAGTTAAACTAAACAGAAACGGGAGCAACTAATGAGACTACCAATCACCATCGAATACGTGAACGGCGAATTCGGCACATACACGGCACAACCGCCAGAGTGGGCTAAATGGGAACAAAAGACAGGCAGCACAATCTCGCAAGCGCAGGAGAAGATTGGAATCTCTGATCTTCTCTTCCTTGCGTGGAATGCCATGAAGCGTGAAGCTGCTGGTAAGCCAATTAAGGGCTATGAGATCTGGTGTGAAACAGTGGCCGACGTGACAGTCGGTGACGTTCTCCCAAAAGTTACGCCGCCGGAAGCGTAAATCGAATCCTGGTGGAGTTAGCCATAGCCACAGGAATTCCGATGAGCGAATGGACGACGGCGGAGCAGATCTATACGGCTTTCGAGATACTGGAGAAACAAAGTGAGCGACAACGTTGAGATTGCCTATGACAAGGCTGATCTTCGTCGCATTACATCAGCATTCAAGGCGATGGACGCAGAAGCTACAGATGCAGCTAAAAGAGAATCCTCAGCTCTTGCAGAATTTGCTCAAGGCAAGATTCAGCAGAAGGCGACCAGTCGAGGCGAGGCCGCCAGTCGAATTGCCAGTGGCTCCCGTGTGTCTAAATCTTCCAAGATTGGCGAGCTTTCTTTCGGCTTTGTAAGTCAAAAGTTTTCTGGCGGTGGCACAACTAGAGATCTCTGGGGCGGTACAGAATTCGGATCTAACAAGTTTAAGCAATTTCCAGTCTGGTCAGGCAGTGGCATTCGCGGCGGATCTAAGGGCTGGTTTATTTATCCGACACTCCGCGAAATCCAGCCAGAAATCATCTACAAGTGGGAAAATGCTTTTGACCGAATCTTAAAGGAGTGGTAAATGGCCGGACAATCGCGCACACTCAAGCTCTCAATTCTTGCTGATGTAGATCAACTCAAGAAGTCGCTGAATGCGGCAAATACGGACGTCGATAGCTCAGCAACAAAGATGCTCGACTTTGGCAAAAAGGCAGGATTGGCTTTCGCAGCTGCGGCAGCTGCTGCCGGAGCTTATGCAATCAAAATCGGAATTGATGGAGTCAAGGCCGCGATTGAAGATGAAGCCTCACAAAATAAACTGGCTCTTGCTTTAGAAAATGCCACTGGTGCGACCAATGCACAAATTGCAGCAACGGAAGCATCTATTCTCAAGATGTCTCTAGCTACTGGTGTGGCAGACGACAAACTTCGTCCAGCGTTGCAGCGACTAGCAATCTCTACTGGAGACATCAGCAAAGCTCAGGATCTTCTTACTGTTGCCCTTGATGTCGCTACGGCAACTGGTAAGCCGCTCGAGACTGTCGCAAATGCAATCGGCAAGGCCTATGATGGAAATACTGCCGCGCTTGGCAAACTAGGAATTGGATTATCCGCAGCAGAGCTCAAAACAATGACATTCACAGATGTCCAGCAAAAATTGACAGATTTATTTGGCGGAGCTGCTGCTGCAAATGCAGAAACTTATCAAGGCAAAATTGCAATCTTGAAAGTTAGTTTCGATGAAGCGAAAGAAACTATTGGTCAAGGTTTGTTGCCAATGGTCACGTCATTGATTGATTACATTAACGACAACGTGCTTCCAGCTTTCAATGCTTTCGCCTTAGGATTTAGCGGCAAAGGAAAATTAAAAGACGGAATGACAACAACCGAAACGGCTGCATTCGGTTTCGGAGAAACAGTAAAAAGTCTTACAGTGTCATTAGGTAAAATGTTCACCGTATTCAATAGCGAATCCAATACAGGTCAAAGCTCTGGCTTAGGAAAGATGATTGGTTGGCTCAATACAATCATCGCAGCATTGGACAAGGTTGTGAAGTTTGCTTCTGTCACTTTAGGCTTATTAGGTGCAATCACTGATCCAAGCAAGTGGGGCATGTCAGGTTCTGAACTAGGTGCAGAATTAGCGGCAAAGGCTGGAATAACGCAATCCTTTGCTAAATCAGGAACACCAGGTGCAATTTCTGGCGGTGGATCTTCAGTGCCAGTCGTAGTCATTCCTTCAGCCGGAGGAGGCGGAGGAGGTGGTGGTGGAGGCGGAGGCGGAATTGCCTCAGCAGCAGCCGGTGCGATTAAGGTTGCAGCAGCAGCCGCAGGTGGAGGCTTTACCGATTCACAAAATGCGGCTCGTCTAGCTGCTATGGGCGGTGGAGGCTTCACAGATTCTCAGAACGCTGCTCGAATCAATCTGACAGTCAATGGCGCAGTTGATGCCGAAGGTACGGCTCGCACAATCATTAAAGCTCTAAACGATTCCTTCTATCGTGGCACTGGCGGAGCCTCTGCACTTCAGGCAATCTAATGACTCAGTGGGCTCCAGTCTGGCGCGTTAAAATTGACGGCGTTGATGTTACCGATTCGGTGTTGGCCAATCTGACGATTACGTCAGGGCGCACGAATATCTACGAGCAAGCTCAAGCCGGCTATTGCTCGGTCAATCTCATCATCTTTGGTCAAACTGCATTACCTTACGAAATCAACGACACGATTTCAATTGAAGTCCAAGACACATCGGCCGTCTATGTGCCAATCTTCGGCGGTTCAGTAGTCGATATTGCCGTGAGCGTGTCTCAAGTCGGCTCTAGCGCATATACCCAAGAAGTCACTATCACGGCTCTAGGAGCCCTTGCAAGGCTTCAGAAGGCACTCACAGATGGCGTCTTGACTCAGGACTTTGATGGCAATCAGATTGAGACAATCCTTCGCGAAGTCTTACTGGCTCAATGGCAACAGGTTCCAGCCGCGTTGCAGTGGAATACTTATGATCCGACAACGACCTGGGCTACTGCCGAAAATAACGGACTTGGTGAGATTGACACTCCAGGCAATTACGAGCTGGCACAAAGGGCTTCCAGTCGCACAATTATTTATGACCTAGTCTCGGCGCTTGCCACTAGCGGATTAGGTTATTTATACGAATCGGCTTCGGGGCTCATCTCCTATGCAGATTCGACACATCGCACGACCTATCTTTTAGCTAATGGCTACACAGATCTCACTGCCAATCACGCTCTAGGGCAAGGTATTACTATCAAGACAAGGGCAGGCGATGTTCGGAATGACATCACCATCAGTTATGACACAAACTCATCTAGCGAAGTCAGCGATACAGATCCAGCATCAATAGCAATCTATGGCGACCTTGCTCAAATCATCACAACGACCATCAAGCATCAAGCCGATGCCGAAGATCAAGCCGCGTTTTATCTTGCACTGAGAGCTTATCCTCAGCCCATATTTGATTCCATCACTTATGCCTTGACCAATCCAGAGTTAGATAATGCCGATCGTGACGATCTGATTAATATCTTCATGGGTCAGCCAATCGCCCTTAATGACCTACCGCCGAATATGTCCTCCGGCACGTTCCAGGGCTTTGTCGAAGGCTGGACTTTCCGCGCCTCTTACAACCAGCTCGACATCACTCTTCTCATGTCTCCATTGGCATATTCACTGCAAGCCATGCGCTGGAATGATGTGCCAATAAATGAGCAATGGAATACCGTGTCGCCGACTTTAGAGTGGCAATATGCCACAATAGTCTCATAACGAAAGGAAACACTTATGGCAAATCCAACGACGAACTATGGCTTTGTTCTCCCGACTTCGACTGATCTAGTAACGGATCTCCCAGCCGATTTCGACGTTGCACTTCAAGGCGTTGATACACGACTAAAAGCATTGCAACCAGGCACAACGCTTGGCGATGTTGCTTATTCGTCAGCAACTGCCAACACAAACACGCGCCTTGGAATTGGTAGCACAGGACAGGTTCTCACAGTAACCGGCGGAGTGCCAGTATGGGCTACGCCCGCAAGTGGTGGAAAAGTCAAACAAATAGTAAATGCAACGACAACAACTGAAACAACAATTGCAAGCACTACTTATACAGATACAACAATTACGGCAACAATCACACCAACATCAGCAACAAGCACCATTCTTGTTTTAATTAGCACACCGATTAAAACTAATCGCAGCGCGGAAAGTTCTTATGCAATCGGCGCCAAATTATTACGAGGGGCAACTACACTTTTTACAAATGGTGCAATTCTTGGTTTTGACAGTGTTGGAAGTGGTGCAGGTGCGGTCAGCATGACAGGCAATTATTCAGTCAATTATTTGGATTCGCCAGCAACAACATCTGCCACAACCTACAAATTACAAGGTCGCATAAGTAACACAGCAAACAGCTCAAATGCGGTCTATCAATACGATTTTCAAACGGCAACAATCACACTCATGGAAATAGGTGCATAATGGCTACCATTCAACAGGTTTTAGGAATGTTAATTCCAGACGGCGGCTATGTCGCAACAGGTGACACATACGAAGGTATTGAGTTTCTAGAATGTGACCCTATTACCAAGGCACAATTCACGGCTGGTTTTGCAAAATATGAAGCTTGGAAAGCAGGGCAAGATTCTAAGTCAGCAGCCGACAAAGCAGCAGCACAGGCAAAACTAGCAGCACTTGGTTTAACTGCTGAAGATCTAAAAGCTCTTGGACTGTAATGTATCCAGAAGGCACTGCTGCTCGGATTATAGAAGTCGCACTAGCTGAAGTCGGCACGATTGAGACTGGCGAGAATCTGACGAAGTACGGCAAGTTTACAAAGGCCGACGGATTGCCATGGTGCGGTTCGTTCTGCAATTGGGTCTTTGACACTGCCCGCGTAAAGATTCCATCAATGGTTTCAACGGCTCTGGGCGCACATAAGATGAAAGAGCTTGGACGCTGGATTGAAGATAAGCCGGCACTTGGAGATCTATGCTTCATGGACTTTCCACACGATGGCATTGATCGCATCAGTCACATCGGAATCGTCGTCAAGGTTGGCAATACCAGCGTTCTCTGCATCGAGGGCAACACGTCCGGAGATGGGGATCAGCGCAACGGCGGAATGGTGATGGTAAAGCGTCGCTATATTGGAAAAGAGATTGTTGGTTTCGCTAGGCCAAAGCTCGTAACCTATGCAGGAGAATATCCAGTGGTCGAGCCACTTCCACAGGCGAAGCCGAAAAAGGAGAAGAAGAAATGACACAATTTAAGGCACTCGCGGCATCATGGGCTAGATCATCAGTGGCCGGAATGTTAGCCGTCTATATGACAGGCAATACAAATCCAAAAGATTTAGCGATGGGGCTTGTCGCTGGTCTTGTTCCAATGTTGGCACGCTGGGCTAATCCGAACGACATTTCTTTCGGTCGCCAGAAGTGAGCGTGGGCGAATGGACGGCGGTCGGTGGGCTTGTTCTTGCGGTGCTGACTGCCATCTATTCGTCAATGAGATTCATGGTGAAGTCGATCATGCGAGAGCTTTCACCGAATGGTGGCAAGTCTCTCAAGGATCAAGTCTCTCGAATTGAGGCACGTTTAGATCAACTACTGCTGGAGATTGCTCTCAAGAAATAGACACGCCGACGTCAATCTTGAAATTGTCGGACATAGATGTCACTCTGTATCTGGGAGCATTCGACAAGGCTCCCACGGGAGCAAAAAATGACAACAAGTGAAATCGGACTATTCGT